TGATACCCATTTTTTCTCCTTCTATAAGTTATACACACACTATAAGTTATCTAAAAATAAAAGTCAAGAACTTTTTTCATTTTGTATTTCTGATGTGCTCGAAATGAAATAAGCATATTTGTCTGAGTATTGTGTAGAAAAAACACCATAAGATACTTTTGTATCTTTTTCTTGTGGCGTATCTTTTACCTGTGACATAATCTTGTTCATCAAAGTCTTATCAGTTTTTAATTCCGTTTCAGGAATGGCGTAATAATAGCGCTTTTCTTTTACATTGTCAAGAGAAAAAAACGGGCTCTCTTCGCCTGTTTCTGGATTTAATATGCCGAAAGTTGAAATGCGGCAGGTTTCCTTTGGGTCGGATAGGGTTCCCACCACTGGCTCGGTGTGGCTAAACACATTTATCATATGGATGGTTGCGACAATAACCTCGTTTAAACTATCGTAATATCCCATTATTGGCGCTCCCCCTAAGATTTTGTCCACCTGCTGATTATCAATCGCATAAAACTGCTTGAAAACACCAGATCTTGCATAATGCTGGAGTGCTCCGAAGACCAAATTTGCTTGCAAACGTCTGGTTTCTGAAAGCGTTTCAACGTCCGGGTGTATATACAAAATGCTGATATCGCAGAAATTATGTATTTTTTCTAGAATACACAATGATGCGCCAGAAATAATGCTTGCCCCAGAAACAACAAACAAAACGTCGCCACTAATATCTTTCAGCGAAGCACTAATGTCTGGAAAATTTTCTTCGTACTTTTCGGGATGATCTTGCTTCGGAATGCGTATAGTTGAGCCCTCCTCGTGATCTATTGTAATTACCCTGTACTGCGGATGCTTTGTAAACGCTTTTGCTAGCTTGTGTCCAACAGAGCCAAGCCCTATTAATATATCCATAAGTCCTTCATTTCCCCAAAGTTTCTTCCACCAGCAACGTTAGTTTTAAATCTTCCAAACGGCGTATCCATAAATTCCCAATATACATCGTTGACAAACGTGCCATCCTCATTGGCATAGTCTAGCACAATACTATCGTGAATTACAAATGCAATTTTTGTTTTCTTTCCCGCAAGCATCTCCGATATTATGATAGCTTTATCAAGAATCAAATCGCTGCAAGTGCTTTGAATTATGTAGTTGAGAGCATGATACTCGTCCGATAAAATATTTCGGTGATATGTAGTCTTTACCGATGTACCATCCCAATATTCTTTTTTTATAGCTTCCCTATCATAAAGCTTAGAGAGAGTTTCGTCTTTGGCATTTGGATTGTATAGCCAAGAAAAAATACGCTTCTTGGCTTCGTCTCTGCTTATATTTCCACCAAATAGTTCAAGAGAATTGTATTGGTGTAAGTCTATTGGGGGCTGTTTTTCTCCGAGCAACCCTAAGAGAACCCTCAGTTCTGCTGCGTTATAATCAAACTCAACAAACCAATCGTTGGTTGGCTTGATAACCTTTCTAAATTTCTTATCCATTGTCAATATTGGGAATGAATTCTTATTGGTAGTCAATCTTCCCGTCTTTGTTCCGAAGGGGTTGTATTTGATATAGGGCTCTATTCTATGAATTTTCTTATAAAACTCTTTGGTTCGATGATCAGCGAGATCATTGTTGAGGACTGATAAGTCTATGTTTAACTTTTGGTGTTTAATTTCTGTGACTAGTTTTGTGATCTCCACCATATTGGTATAATTGGAGGGGCGCTCATATTTATCAAAAACATGTTGAGTGATTTTATCTTTAAGCATACAAAATTCTTTTAAAAAGCCCTCGGGTACAAGATCGAAAAAACAATGATCCTGCATTGAGATCTTTGCTATAGCAAAAGATTTGTAAAATGCCTTAAGTTTTGACCAGATACGGTCGTAATCACCCTTAAGTTCATCAGGGCAGACTTCTCCCAAGGACTTGCCTTCGCAAAGGATATTTGCGTATTCAACATTATAATTTTTAAGAAATGTGGAATATTTCCAAGTTCGACTTATATCTTCTGGTAGGTTTTTGTGAATTTGTCCGTTGATGCATATTCCGATGCATTTTTCTTTTTCATCTAGAGCTTGGAATAACAATGCTGACCTTCTAATAAAATTGCTTTAAGTAAACATCAATATACCGGATAGCTTCATATTTGTCAACTAGTTTCCACAAAGTATCTATTTTTTTTATATTCACTTTTATGGACTCATCGGTTACGTCTGCTTTCAATTCTTTAAGTCTCACAAGAAAATACAATTTTGTATAGAACAAAGTGTTAAAGCCTTCCTTTAACATATTTTGATAGCTTATGTTAATCCTATTTACTGTGACCTTTTGGCTCCTTATTGGTCCACAAGGCACCGAATAAGAAGAATTAGGAAATTCATTCACATATTTATTGTACATACCCAGCACTTTAGATCGCAAAAGTGCTATATCTTTCAATGTGTTAGAAATATAATATCTTTCAAAATATTTATCTAGAGATAGGTCAACTGGATTTTGTGATTTTGGGAAAGGTTCTTTTTTGTAGTTTTCTGTGTGATTGTGGTATCCAATCCCAACAGGATATGGATAGCTCGGCATCTTTTTCCAACCCTGATTCTCAGTGATTATAAAGTTTGTTACCTGATGTTTGTGCTGGGTGCCGTAAGAATCGGTGTAAATGCTTGTTTCTCCGTTGCCATCTTCATCTAGTTCGTATTCGTGGGTGTGTCGGTCCAACGGTGTGTCTCCGGGCTTCACTACAAAATCTTTCACAGAAAAGTTTGTTTGTCCAGTTCGAGGGATGGACAAATAATCTTCCATACGAGCCCTCATAAAGTTCAACATCTTTGGAGAGCCCAAGTTCGCTACCAACCTAAAAGGAACATTTTTATCAACCATAAAGCCGTACTTTGCGGCGATCATTAAATAGGTTTTATAATTTTTGTTGTTGTAGTAAGTGTCATAAAATTTATGAACATTGGAGTGATCATCCAAAGAAACCTCAATGCAAAGCCCGTTGGACATCGGAGAAATAAGGTTAGTTAGCATTAAGCCTGAAAGTGTTAGGGGGGTATCTGGTATGATGTCTTTCATACAAAGATTAAAAAACACTTCAATGAAATCTTCCAGATTTGTTATGAGCTTGTGTTTGTTTTGTCCCTTTAAGAATATTCTTACAAAGCTTCTATAAATAGAATGATCTAGAGACTTTCTGATCTCTAGGGGGTCATCCCAAGCTTTGTGTGCTTTTAGGGGTTTTTTAACCCTCTCTCCGTCTTCTATCATTTTTTGGGTATTTTTACCATTGAAGTAGTGCTGCATACCATTAAACGCATCGCACACAAAATCGAAGGCGAATAGATTTCCATTATTGCTACCCTTTAATTGTTTTATAAAGGCAGGATCGGGATGGATCAAATTTTTATTTTGATCCATAAAGCCATACATTCTATTTTTTTCTTGCCAAAAGTCGATTGGCTCAGGAAACCCAAACCCCTTCGGATACAATCTCTCAAACTTCTGCCTCTGATCGAATATAGTTTTCGTCGGGGTGTTGTTAGTTATATAAACTTGTTGGTTGTATATCTTATACCTAGCCATTAGTTTTCCTCCGTCGAGGTTTGATATTCTTCCTCTCCCGTCATAGTGGTCATCTGTGCGCCTTCATCATAATACTGCCCACTAAGCTTGTCAGCCTCCGATTGGCTAATGGTTTTTCCTCCGGGGCGGATTATGTTGCCACCACCGTTGGACTGCCAAGCAGCCTTTACGCTTGTTACCCACTCGCCAGTTGACCCTATCTCGTTTGAAACCTCTGTAACCATATAATAGCCACCAAGACCAAGTTGTTGAATGATTGACCTCTCCTCGGTAAGTCTGGAGAATCCCGCAATAACAGGTCTTATATAGATGTGCTTGCCCGGATGTAATAGGTTGTTCCCTATCATTGTCATCTCTATATCAAAGATATTAAATATCTCTAGAAAGCCTCCAGATCTACCGCCCTTGAGGTGCCTTTCCACCATCATCTCTCTTTGCCCTGATTTCTTAACTTTTATAAATTTTATGTCTTTAATTAAATCTGTCCTTCCTCCAGTTCCAGATCCAGAAGAATCGCCATATGTAAAGTGATATATGCCCTTTTTCATATCTCCTTCATACGTCGCAGTGATTCCTGCGATGTTGTTTTCCTGTATTCCGTACACAAAAAGATAGTGCCAGATTTGGCTTGCTTTAGCTTGCTTGATAAAGTTCGGGTCAGTTAGTTTTCTTATTTTTTTTATATTATCCGGGTTTGTCAGGTCGTATCTTCCTGATGCTAATTTATTCTCTGCTTTCCCCTTTTGGTCAACGGAAGCCTCTTCAGTTGCCGGGGACAACAAAATGGGATTCGATGTTCTTAAAAATGTGGTCTTTACTTTAACCGGATTATAGTTTGAAATACCAGCAAACTCTTCATTTAATGATGGTATTATTAGCTGATTGACCATGCCATTCATAAAATCGAGGAATGATATTTTCGAAACATTTTTATTGATAATTGTTTCCGAGAAGAATCTAGAAAACATCTCTATACTTATGGGCACATCAGAAAAGTTAATAGCCCCCATCACAGATTTGGTTCCCGTTGCAGCTACCTCTTGGTTAGTTATCATATTCATTTTTTTATCATATATAAAGCTGCCCATGAGGAGACCTAGGTTTCTACTCTGCATTATCGCGAACATAATTGGACCCACAATGGTCTCAATAATGTCTCCGAAATAAACATAGTGAATCCTTTGTGTACTGGTGCTTAGTGTTTGTGCTCGATTTAAGTTTTTATTAAGACCTATTGCGACAGCCTTTTGATATCTTTTCTTCACATCCTCAGAGCTATCGGACAATTCACTTGGATACGTTAGACCCGCAGCCTTGGTTGCTGCGTATTCCAGATCTGAAAAGGTTTTGCTAATGTCCTTGTCCAAAGATTGAAGGTTTTCCAAAAAACTTTCGGTCCTATCTACACCTGACTGATTTGCGAGAGATTTGGCGGCTAGACTTTCTTTTTTCTTTTTTAAAAAATCTGCGTCGTCCTTGCTAAAAGCCTCATCAAAATCCTCAGTAAATTGTGGAGAGTAAAGTAGCAATTCTTTTTTTGGTATATCAATAGAGTATATCTTACCATTTTTAGAAAGTTTTCTTAGGAAGCCTTGATATTTTTCTACTTTATTATACATATCAATTCTATCTAGCAACTCAGTTAAGCCCTTTTTTGCTTCCTCTGACGCCTTTGTGTTTCCCTCAACTTTGCCCTTAATACTGCCTAGCTTTTTGTTTTCCTCGCTTAATTGCTCCTGTATCTCGGCTTTTTCATTTTCGAGAGATTCCACTTCTTTTGTGTTACCAGCAGCGCTTATCTTTGTATCAATCGATTGGAGATTTTGCTCAAGTGTTCTGATTTTTTGCTCTAAATTATTTACAAGCTCTTGACCGCCTGCACTACTTTCTGCAATGTATTCTGCTTTTAGCTCTGATGCTGCGGTTGTAACGGCGTTGTCGTACTGCATATCGTTAAGTTTAAATCTTGTTTTTTGACCCGAAGTCAGAGACATCGCGAGTCTGCCAGCAGGCTTGTTAATATCATATGCTCCTGTTTTATAAGCATTGAAAACTCTGTCTTGATTTTGTTTTTTTAATTCTTCAATTAAGTTCCTGTATGTTGGGTCAGCGGGAGAGCCGGTGTCCGCACCTATATCAAGCATATCTGGACTATTCAAAACATCATATTGATAGTTGTTTGACAACTCCCTTTCAACAAAAGCATGGTAACTAATGTCTAGCTTAATTTTTCCGTCCTGCTGAATGTCAAGCTCCCAATCTTCCAACTCTAATAATAAAACGAGATTATTATATTCAGCTCCAGATTCATTTGCTCCCTGAAGTTCAGGCGCTAATTCTGTTACGTTTGGCGTGACTGGGTTCCAACCGATTTCCATTCTTATTGAATAATCAGCATAGGCAGAGGCGTCTATAGAAGCCCCGTTGGTTCTTCTTATCAAATCAACATAAGCAAAGTTGTGCATTGAAGACGAGTCTTCTGATCCTCTGCCGGGGGCTTGATAGATGCGGCTAAGTGCATTAAAAGAGTTAAACCCCAAAGACAAGGTTGCGTATACGTGTCTACTAGCACCAAACGCTGTTTGGTCTCTCATATCAAAATTCAAGCCGAGGAAGTATGCCTCGTTGCTTCTATCTTGAGGGTTCAATACTGTTTCGGAATTTCTGTTACCGTATAAAAACAATGGCATTTCTATTTCCGCTGAGACTGTTTTTTTTCTGTTGCCTTCGCGAATAAGCTTGTAAAGCCTTATATTGGGTGTCCTTGCTGATGCAAGAATGGGGTGTCCGCCGAAGTCTATGAACTCAGAAACGGAGGAGCCGTATGAAAAAAAATCAGACATAAGGGTGTCTGAGGCGTTAGAATCCATACTAATGTGTCTGTCGTACCCCAGCGGATAAAGGAACCTTGCTGCGTTGGCAAACTTCATGGTATTGCTGGATAACAATCTCTGAGATGCTTCGATGAAATCTATATATCCACTTTTTGAACTAAGATTTCTCGTTAAATCTTCTAACTTTTTATCGTTGCTTGCCACGCTACCCTATCCTCTGTTACTTTATATTAAAAAATTCCACCACTTTATATAGAGGCAATGGAATATAAATTCTATCTCCATATTCTATACTAGCTTCTGTGGGTTTTTTATTAAAAATAGCTATGACCCACCAATAGGTTGCATCGCCATAAAATTTGTGAGCTAATTTAGAATAGTGATCTCCAGTTTTCCAATGGTGATTTTTAATCGTAAGAGTCCTTATTTGTTCAACAGTTGGATAAGTAATCTCCCCTGTCAAGAACTGTCTTATTTGGACTGTTCCCCTCTTAAACATTAGGTCTGAATAAAAAGATGTATTGTTTAGCGATATTGTTCTTTTCTCGTATCTACTTGGCATATCTTATGTTTCCTTATTATTCATCAAAAAACCCTGACTCACCACCAGTATCTTGTTCTTTGAGTATTTCGTCAGCAGCGGCGGTGGCGACGGCGGATTCGTATTCTTGCGCGGCTGCTGCGGAGCTGTTTGGGGCGGCTTGAATGTCGCTATCTGGATTTGATTCGATTGCGGCGTTTGCCTCGGCGGAGCCATACGGGAAATATGCAAATGAGCCTTGGGTGCTTTCGGGTGTCGAATCAAAACCTAATCTTTGAGCATGGTAAGGTGTGAAGTCAAAATTTATTGTTAGGTATTTGGGGTACAAAAATAATTGCCCCTGCTCATCTCCAGCGCTATCGGTCACTTCAAAAACACCTTCTTTCAAATCAAACGCATTGTTGAGAGTTGTGATATACCCAAGAAGACCGCCGCCCGTGCTTGTGTCTTGTATTAAATTTAATAATTTTACAGATAGAAGAGGTCTATCTTTTATAACACCAGCCTCATATGCTGGGTACATAAATTGACTCATTTTTCCCAATTGCGCCATATTTCTGACTGCTTGTTTAGGGCCCTCGGCAATCAATATCAACCTAACACTTATAGCCCTTGTTGTGTTTGAATAGTTGGCAATTTGATCCATCCTGCCATATGTCTCTTCTGAGGACCAATTGCTTCTAAAACTATCCGAAAAGTCGTCAACAATTCCAGAATTAAATGCCACACTTTGTCCTGATGGCATATGCTTTACCGTTATGAGTTTCTCGCCTACGTAGGAACGGAAGCTATCGTACATACTGGTCAGTTTTGGCAAATCACTATATGCCGTTTTCTTTATATCTTGAGCCACGTTTCAACCCTCCTAAGTCAAAGACATTTCCTTGTTCATAATATCAACAACTGCTTGACCCATTTTTCTCTTATCCAATTCAATAGTAACATTTACCGCGCCGGATCCGCCTGTTGATTGAGGACCCCTCATCCCGGCTGCCAAAGTCTCAAGTGCTGCTATTAATCTTTCTGGTATCTGTGAGCCGCCGCCTAGATTTCCGCCATTTGCTCTTGCAACTGGACCTCCGGGTTTAGCAGCTATTAATTGATCGCTGCTGTGGATTGGCGTGATATTTGTTCCATTGCCCGACCTTTGAATTATAGCGTCATCAACGCCGTCAGATATGTTGAAACCTCCGGTCTCTCCCAGTGCGCCGATGTCTGTAACTCCGCCTGCTCCGGTACCGGCTTCGTCTCCAGCGGAAACAAATTTCATAATGCCAGCCAAGAGCGCTCCTGCCCCTGCTGCTGCTAAAAATAATCCAGCAGGACCGGCGGCTGCGCCCTTGACCGCTGCCACACCAATTGCCACTGCACCTAGCGCCATTGCAGCCGCTGCTGCACCCTTTTGCATACTGGCTGGAAACATTTCCAAAACGCCCATTGTCATTCCAAAGGATGCTGTAGCGGCTCCAAAGGCATCCGTCAATTCTCCCATTCCGATACTCTGCTTCTTAGAACCATCAGTCGAGTCATCTTGGACAGTTGTCAGTGCATCTAGCTGATTTTTTAATCCAACCACGGCTTCGCTTTCTCCAGCTAAAGCCTCAATCGATTCAAGCCTTGCTGCAACAGTATCTCCCTCAAGCTCTATAGCGCCTTGGGAGGCTTTTGTTAGAAGATCTGCTCGTGCCAGTGATTTAGCCTCTTCCATTTGTGCCTGAAGTCCGGCGATCTGTTGATGCTTTTGGAGGTTTTTCATTTCACTAACTAGATCTTTTATTGCTTCTGCTTGTTCTTCGGCGGCTTTTCTACCTTTGGTAAAGAAGGATATGAACTTTAATCCACTAAACGTCGCAATACCCATTAAGACTGGGGCGAGTCCGTTACCTAAAGCGCTGGATAAACCATTGATGATGTTAGCCACTGGTCCTAGAATACTAGACAAATCTCCAAATATGTTTTGCAAGGAGGCTTGGAGGTCCTTTAGCATAGGAGTAGCATCTCGAACCATGTCTTCAATTGATTTAGAATTCTCCGCTTGCATTGCATTTAATTCTTCTTGACTTTTAATCTCTCCATCGATAAGAGCAGTTAAAGTATCGATCTCCATACCAAAATTCTTAGCCATCATTTGTTTTTCAAAGAAGGGCATGTCCCCAAGAGATCTGCCTGCTCTATCAAAGCCGTCTCTTAGAAGCTCCAATTGAGCAAACGGACCCTCTGCTGCTGCCATCACCATCTCATAAGAACTAACAAAAGAACCACCAAGTATTAAGTTAGCTGCGGCTACTTTTCCAGCAGCTTCATCGAATTCATCGAATCCATCACTTAGAGCGAAAAGAGAAGATCCCATATCTGCCACACTAAGACCTAGGCTTTTTGCGGCTGCTGCTGTTCTCTGAAAAATATCTGGTGCTCTTTTACCGAAAAGTGCTAGTCTTGGTTGCAATGTCTGAAATGCCTGTGCAAGTTGGTCGGGGGGGATATTTAAATTAGCCCCTTGCTCAATCATAGTTCGGAATGTCGTGTCGGCTTGTTCCGCAGTTAATCCCAAGCTTGTTACCAAGAAATTTAAATTTCCTGCTGTCGTGCTGGCGTTGACTCCAAGCATAGATAGTTGAGATGCTGTAGCTGTAATTTTGTTTTGCAAATCAACATTTCGATTTCCATTCTCATCTAAGAGTTCCGAGAAGTGTTGAAAATCGGAAAGAAGCGCTATTTGTGCTTGTCCAGTTTCTTGAAATGTTATTCCCAACTTTGCGTTCTGAGAGGCTACAGCAGCTAGTTGAGATGCATATTCTCTACTCGCACCAGTCGCTGCGGTTACGCTGGATGTCACTTCGTCAAAAGCTACACCGAGTTCAAACAAGTTTTCGGCAACAAATCCAAGAACATTTCCTAGGGAGAAAACTTCTCCTGCTTGGGATGCAATGCCTCGGAAGGCACTCCCAACTCCTGCGGCTGCTCCCTCACTGGTTGTCAGGCTCTGGAAGAAATCATTAAACGCTGGGTTTGGTTTAAAGCCGATCATAGATCCTAGGCTATTGACCAAGTTTGCTCCGGCTCGGGTTCCTGCCTCTTGTGCCTTAGATATTTCTTGTTGCTTGTTTAATTCTTGAGTTAATAATTTTAACTTTTCGACTTGCTGTGTATTGTCTTCCTCGGTGTTTTGCAGTATTTCTCTTTTGAGATTTAAAATCTCATTAGCTATAGCCTTTTGTGCTTCGCCATTTTCAGCTATCATTCTACCCTTCTCTACTTCCACATTAATCATATTAATATGTTTCTGGGTTAGATCTGACAGCTTTTCTACGTCTGTTGTTTTAGCTAAAGCTATATCCAACAGCTCCCTCTGAACTTCGGCTTGTTGACCATGCAAGTTTACCAAGGTTTGAGTATTGCTTATCTCTTCGCCTCGCATTCGAGCCCTGCGAGTTTCATACCTCACTTGCTTTTCGATGGCAGAGTTTAAATCCTGTAGTATTTTTAGCTGTTCTTTCTTTTGCTCCGTCACTTCGCTTTCTTGTTCAGGAGTATTTGTGTTGTCGCCTTCAGCCATTTAAAAGGTTTCCTATTTGAAAGGCCATTTAATCTTTGTCGCTTTTTCAAAAGCAGCAATAGCCTTTTCTAATTTATGTCTATTATTCAAAGTTTTTGGGTCAGTTAAACCGTGTTTTTCAAAGTCTTTGAGGTATCTCTTCTCATTGCCCAAGGCTCGGGCAAAGAGACCCAATTGTTTTTTTGTTCCCTTAAATTTTGCAACAGGTTTAAAGCCGCCAAACATTGATTTCAGAACATATTCTATTTGGGAACCAAGTGCTCTTAGGTATCCCTCATCTACGGTTTCTGGGTTTAAGTCAATCTCAACAGGGGCAAATTCCTCAGATGTATTGTTTTTCATAACGCACTCCTCCGATATAAATAGTTATTAATAATAAAAAAAAAGATCAAAATAAGCCGTTGGTTATGGCTATCTTGATCTATTTCTAGCTTTCTCTACTTCTTTGTTTTCTTGATCAAATTGTTTTTGTAGTCTTCTTAAGAACCATCGACGAATTTGAATTGGAAGATTATAAGCCTCGATGAAGCTCCACTTGCCATGATACTTCAAGAGAAATATCTCTTCATACACTCCTTGAATATAATCATTGCTTAGGCCAAAAAAAGTCAGTGGTAAACGGTACCTCCAAGTCTTGTTCAAATCCACACTCGGGGCACTCAAAATGCTGAACAAGCTCAACATTAGGCATAATATTTTTGTAAGTAGTTCTTAGGTACTTTGAATCAATCGCAGGCATATTGTCAATAAACGAAAGATGATCTATTGGTTCTGAATTAATTGTGATTGATAGAACATAATTTTTTATTTGATCTGTCAAACCCAAAGGTGGGAGGCGGTGCTTTTTTCTAGAAGCCTCTTGATTAGCCATCCTCTTCTCATCAGCGCCAATCTGGGCTCTGACCTCAACGACTGCTCCAGTTTTTGGCAGCGTGATTAAAAACGTCCCTTCGTCTGTCATTGATGCTCCGAATGAAGATAGATCCGGATCATTAATCGTTGTAGCCTCGTCTAGATCGAATTCGTTTTCAGTTACAGTACCGCAGGATGGGCAAGAAACATTTGTTATGTACTCCTCTCCATATCCTGTTATCCTTGTTGCTACGATCAATGCGTTCTTATCGCCTACTAGTAAATCTTGAATCTTGATTGTTTTATCCACAATAACGCTTTCAAGTAATTTATCAATCGCAACACCCTTCTTCAAATAAGACTGGTTGACAAGTATGTCCTCATCTTTTGCTGTCATATGCCTTATCTCTAGTGCCTCTTTTTTGTGGAGAGGGTGATCGGGAGCATATAATTTTCCTCTTGATGGAAGGTCAACCAATTCCGTGGGAACAACGTAAGACATTGTTGGGGTTGCCACTTCTTGTTGGCTATATGTATCTGGTGGGGGTAGTTCCGAATCGGGAGCTAATCCGCTTCCGAAACGGTCTTGATTATTTCTAGAACTCATCTGTACCTCTTTGTGTTATGTGGTACGATAATTATAGGCTAGTTTAAAAAAAATGTTAAATATTTTTAAGTGACTTCGTTGCCGGGGTTCTCAAGCTTCTTAAGCTGTTTGGTCTGCTTCGATGTTAATCCACCGGTTCCTTTCTTTATTTCATATGTAGCATAATCATACTTCAAGGTAACATCAAAAGACATGAGATCGTCGCCTGTGTAATCAAATTCTCCCAAGCTAGTGCTGGTGATCCAAGCATTTTTAAGAGACCACTCATCGATTGGGTCACCACTCGCATCGATGGATTGAAGAGTAAAGTGTATAATGGAGCTTTGTTTCGAGATTGTTCCTTTCGCTGAATTATCGGCGACGTTTTTAGGCAACACATAACCAGAAGCAGCCAGCATTCCCATCAAAATACCAGTTGAATCTGGATTGATTGCATCAACAACAGTGAAAGAAACATCATTCCAAGTCAATCTGCCGGGAAAGTAGAAGGTATGATTTAGGTATGAATGGCTAGTTTCACTAATGCTAAAACTTGGTCGAGTGACCTTAGAGATTAACCACTCTTCAAATCCTGTATTTGTAGGTCCGACGCCTGAGTCTTTGGTGACCCTCAATATATATCTATATTTTCTTTTTGCTTCCGCTGCCTCGCTAGCCCAAAAATTCTTATTTGCCATTTCTTAAGTTCCCCTATATTAAAAAGTCATTTAATATAAATAGTTGTTTTATGTGTTTTTAATCCTCAAACCCAGCACCAGAGTTTGTAATAACAAAATCAATTGCGAAGAATTCAACAGCTTTGGTCGGTTTTAAGAAAATCTTAGCATAGATTGTGTTTCTATCAATAAGGTCTGGCGTGGTTGTTGTTTTGTCCAAGACGACCTTAAAGGCATCTAATCCAAAGTTATTCTTGATATTATTCAAGAATGGATTAACTTGTGTTTTAAACCTATTCCAAGTAGCATCAACGTTAGGCTCAAACAACAAGTTTGTTGCGATTCTAGAAATTTCTTTCTTCACAAAGATCATCAATCTTCTTACATTAATTCTATCCAAGGCAGAAGGAGTAACTTGTAGCGTCTTCTGACCAAAGATCACAATGCCTTCATTCGGGAAAGTAGCGATAGGATTAATGTTTGCATCATAAAGCTCGTCTCTTTCCTTGGAAGTTAATTTGCTTCTTACCATCGTTACTGGGATTCCTGCTGCGCCTTGAGTTAATCCGCCCCTGTTGAATCCTGCTGGTGCGAACCAGAGGTCTGATTGTCTTTCCGAGAAAGACAATGCTCCTAAAGCTGCCACGGAAGGTGGTGCCCAAATTCCCTGACCTGAAATCGTGTCTGTGATTCTAACCCAAGGATAGTAAGCGGCACCATAGCTTGAGTTTAGGTTACGAGAAGTCATTTTGTTAACAACATCGTTAACATGGTTTGTTACGATTCTTTCTTTCTCTGATTTGTAATTTTCGGAAGAAGGGGTGTACCCGCCTCTCGGGTCAATAATAGCCAGTGTGTCTCCTCGACCCTCGGCAACCTCAACCATAGAAGTTGTAAGACCCTCGTTGACTATACCCGGAGCAGCCAAGATGTTACCCTCAATGAACTCTGCGTCTGCGTACATATCGACTGCTTTTTTGACAGAATAGTTCATAGCATAGCCAATTGGAGTCGATGTCTCAAGGAGAGCCCTCTGATTAAACGGTTCTTTTTCTGTAATGTCAAACCCATTGAATCCTCCGTAGAGCGGTGACGTAAATCTATCGTATCCTTTATCAAGAATTGCCTTGTAAGATCCTGTCATAGCAGTAATCGAAGTTCCTCTAGATCTAGATCCAGATGCGTAATAAACGGAACCAGATGTGTTTCCTCCGTTTTCTCCGCCCAAGCCTGCGTGTTGAAGGTCATCCAAGCTGAAATACCAAGATACCTGAGTTGTATCAGTGACTGCGGAGAACCCGTCTGCACCACCAGCACCTTTTGGGAGCGAATAGAGAACATCAAGGGTGCTTGGATCAAATACTACTGAGCCAGTATCTCTTGTAAACTGCGCTCCGAAGTAAGCTTCTGTTGGGTCAGATAACTCATTTACGGTTGCGCTTACTCTCAATGGCAGCGCAGGGAATTTTACAGAACCAGTGAATGGGATTGTATGTGAATTTTCATCGAGCAGGACACGACCTTCGCCAGCAGCCCCTGAAACAGCACCGAAACAAGTAGCGGCAGAAGCGGATCCCGCATTCAAAAATTTTGCTGGAGTTTGGATTACCTGACTGCCTGTTATAGCGACTCCTTGGTCGCTCATCATTGTGAAATCTTTTAATTTTGTTGGTCCGTAAACACCGAATGGAAGAAGTTCTGGATTTGTCTGACCAGACTCAACTGCTGATGCTACTTCAACGCGAACAATCTTAGATATGTTGGGATAAGAGCCGTACTCAACCAATCTCTTCTTGCTGGTGTCCCATTCTACATACATATCTCCAATTTGCTTGGCAATATAGTTTGGACTAGATGGATCCAAGTTACACTCCGTATATCTTTCAACATACTTCTTAGCCCCATCGGTATCCCTAATATCTCTAATAGCAAGAGTAAAAGATCCATATGGGCTATTATCATTCTTGGAGTATCTAATATCTTCAATAGATATCTTGAACTGTCGCTGTTCTTCTTCTCCACAAGAGAGAGTGTGAAGCTTAAATAGCTTCGTAACCGTATTGCTGTTTTCTGGATTATACTGCGGGTTCAAGGTAGCGTTGAGATCCGGATTTGCATCTGCTGCGGTGTTTCTTAAGTCTTGAGAGAAGAACCATCCAGTTTGAGCTATGGTGGTGGCGAATTTAAAGTTACCACCATCTGCCATTGTAGTTCCATTACCAATTCTCATTATACACCCATAGGTATTTGCTCCTTCGGTGAGAACGTCCTTGAGGTGTCTTTCATAACTTTGACCCAAGAAGAATGTATTTGTTGAATCAATATCTGTATTGATCAGCTGGGAATTTGTTTTTGTCGGATTTGTATTAAAAACTTTTCTAATGAAATTCTGAGATGAATTGCTAAAATTAAAAATTGTTTCTTTTACGGAATTGCCTTCAGAGGTAATCAATCGATTTCCCGCTTTATTATAAACTCTAACTTTGAAAGTCTGGTTGGAGTCGAGCGAACATATCATCGCTGAAGATCCTGTAAGTTTAGATCCGGTATTAAATCCACCGGCAGAATCTCTGATTGAACCTGATAACGTAGGAGCACCCTCGGTACAGTAAAAAATAGCAGCCAGCGCTCCATCGACTACTTCAGTAGCCGCTGCGGCACCGGAGTTAAATAGGAAAAGTCCGTAGGCTCCACCACCGTTTGGAGAACTAGCGCCAGACTGTGCAGCCATTTTCCACCCTGCCATAGCATTGTCATCTGTTGTTGAAGCCTGTGGGTGTTGATCTCCAAGGAGGCGAATAAAAGTTAAAGGAGCGTTATTTTTAAGCCAAGCTTGAGCGGCGTATGCAGCGAATGTTGGGGCGGTTGGGATTCCGCCTCTCCATACATCACTACTTTCTTGTCCTGCAACGGGGTCACCGAAAAGGGTGATGAATTCGGAAAATGATTGTACTCTAACTGGTCTAAATGCTGGTCCTCTTCTAGAGCGACCAATCACCACGGGTCCAATTGCGACAGCCACATCTGGCAGTTGGGAGTTGTCAATCTCTTCAATAAAAACTCCGGGGGATACAAACTTGTAATCTTTCGCTGACATTATCGATTTCTCCTTTAAACCGTATATATGAATACGACGATATTATTTCTTTAGTAAATAGTCCTACGTTTTATGAAAGTCCAAAATTATTCTCTATACTTGCCATCCACTCCAAAGTTTTTCTTGTCATCTCCATCGGGTCCGCCTACAACTAACGGATCGTCCCATACAACGTGTTCTCTCTGGATTCTTACTTGGACCGCGTTTTCCCTAATAGAGAATTTGGGTGTCTCTTGATTGTCGCCCTGCCCAACCAAGTAAGCCAAGACCTCAATTTTTATAGAAGTTTCATATTTTCTTTCTTCGTTTTCCATTGAACTAATATTGTTTTGGCTTTCAAAACTTGAGTTCACAAAGGCTTCGTACTTATGACCGTCACGGTTGACAAGGAAGCTGTTTATAAATCCCGGCTTGGTTATGAATGGCAACACTAGCTCGTTCATCTGCTGCTGATATTCCGTTCTTATCTTTACGTTGTAATTAACAGAAACATACACAATTGGAGGTATTGATATTGTTTCGTAGACAACTTTTTCCGTTGCTCTTCTTACGAATTTTGGCGCTCCAGTATCGTGATGCCTTATAGCCGCATCAGCATTAGCAAAATTAGATGTTTTATCTTGCTTTATTCTTCTAGCAATAACAAGGGATCCACCTTTTTCTTTTTGGGGACTAAGGGGAAACATACCTCCATAATAAGGTCCTTTTCTAGACAAGTTCTTTTCAACACCAGTTCTCTCAATAGTGATGGCTGGCAAGATTATAAGACCTTCGTTATCTCTGTATTCTTTATCATTCTTAATTTGGAAAGATCTCTCAGCGGATGCCCAGATGACTGGCACTTTTTTTCTACCTTCATTGGTAATAGTACTCAATCCCAGCGTGTCGTTGATATAGTCATACATTGCATAGTCAACTGTCTCCAACGTAGACGGAGAGAAGTTGAGGTCTCTATCCTCTCTTGTCTTTTCTTCTGCTGGTATACCTGTATAATTAGACATATTCTATATCCTATGAAGCGTTAAACGTTCCCTTTCTTGCCCTTCTGCATGTGGCAGCAATTTCATATTTATAATCTACTTGCCCAAAAAGTTCTCTTGGCTCATTTAGTGTTACAATTTCGTAATGAAATTTTCCATATAAAACAAAATCTCCCTCACGAACAAAAAGGTTTTGATCCTCAGTAAGCCTTCTCTTATGAAAATATATTTCTATGTTAGATCTTTTGTCAACACCAAACGAACTATTTGTTGTCTCTTGCCCTTGCCAGCCTATTAAAGCATATACTCTTACCGGGGGCAAGAAGCTCTTCTGTATACTCTCGCCATACAAAGAATGAAAGTTTGTTTTATCTTGGCTTATAGGATAATATAATATAGTCTGACCAATGACGCGCTCGATTACCTCATCATTGATCTGCTTGACTAAATTGCGCTCTTTCTCCCCAGTAAACAAGGGAGGAGGCGGATTTGTTGGTTGTGACCATTTATTGTCTGCCATTTATATTATCCCACATACACTGAAGGCGGTACGTTCTTCAGTACGTTTTGAGAGGAATCAGCAATATTGCTGTCTTTCTCGGCAAGTTTTTCATACGTAAGTTCATCAAGAACTGTTTTTAATTCTTCCCTTAAGGAATTCTGTTCTTCTTTTGCCTCGCTCACCAATGCTGGACCATTTAGTGTTACATTCTCGTTAGGAATTGGTATCGTGGCAAATTTGCTCCTCACCAAGCCCAACATCTCTTTACTTAGAGCTAAGGCAAATCTTCTGATCCACTGCTTGCCAATTGAATTAATATTATCATATGGTATATTTTCAAATGGCAACGTATTCATATTGTTTATGCCCTGTGCGCCGTCAGCCTTTCTCGCTTCTTCTGTCCAAGGATCTGTCTCTACTGTAAACTCTACCCAGTATTGCTCAGGACCACCCCTATATGGTTTTGGAAAAAGCCTAAGATTATTATCTTTGATCTCATAGGAGAAGTGTGATGTTCTTGTGTATATTGCATCTTCAAATGCCATAGCTTGAGATTTGTTTTGCCAAGTAGGAATGACCTCAAAGGTTGAATCATCCGCATATTGACCATAGTAAGATAAGTTGCCTACTGTATTGAGACCTCCGTAATACCCATAGAATCTCCACATTGCATTTGGAGTCTTGTAATACACTTTTTTGATTGTAACTCTTTTGTCTCCCACTTTCTCAAAATAGGGAAAGCTAGAAGAAAGGGCTGCTGATCCAGAAATTAATTCCTGAAGATCATAATCTTGTTGATCTACAACAGCATCGAAGGAGGCTGAATAGATAGGTGTAGATCCTCCGATGCCAATCTCCGTTGAAACCTTCTCCCCCACCCTTAGTGCATAATCAAAACTATATTTTGGATACCTCAAAGATATATTTGATCCGCTTAATGAATGCGATCCAGAAAGTTGTCCGTCATTGTCAAATGATCCTGTGCTAGCTCCCAAGACACTACCAAGGACGTTCTTCGCTTGGTGGACATTCACCAAATAAGAATACTCAAGACAAGCTTCTTCGTAAGCAGCATAGACTTGGTATTCCGTAATCTCTATATCCAATACATCGCCACCAAGCTTTTTATAAACATATGCAACTTGGTCTACTGCACCAGTTACAAAACCTTGGAGTGCATGGTGGGACGAGGCGTGGTCAACATACACCCCATATGGAAGTGGATTATCTGTAGCATTAACATTGTCTACGTTACCAGTTATGGGCAACCTAGAAACGCTAGTTGTGCTTGATGGTGTTAAAGTAGGGTAAGCCATTCACTTTGTCTCCTTGGCGTAATCGTATCATAATAATTAGTTGTGTTTATAACTTAAAGCAGCTATAAAACAAAAAAGCCCCGCCAAAGAATGGCGAGGCTCCTTGCGTTAGCTAAGTCTAGCGGAATTATCCGTTAAGATCTTGGCAGATAACGAGACCATACATATCAGGTCTAACCATCTTCTTAGCGTAACGGGTCATTACACCCTTACGAGGTACGAAGTCCTCTACACCGAAGATAGTTGGAGTTACCTGAAGCGGTACATATGGTGCGTACACATATCCACTTTCGAGGAATGATCCACCTTTACGCCCAACAAGAACAACGTTTCTTGGGAAGTAAGGATCGACGTATACGTCATACTTCTTGCTCAAGGATCCAACGTTAACAGCTCCAATAGATCCACGGTCAGCATCGTGAGTTACGCTTGCTCTGAAGCCAGCAGTGAACTCAAGGATGTTAGCAACCTCTGGAGATACAACAACGAAGTTTGCACCACCGCGAAGTGTCTTTCTGTGGATTTGAGCCGATACATCGTTAATGGTTTCTGCAAGGGTTTCATACCATTCAGAAACAGTACCGGTGAAGTCAGCACCCATCAAGGACTCGTTCGACTGGTTTCCACCAACCTGAGCACCTGAGTTACGTGTTACAAACTTACCCGGACGGCGCGACCAGTATTGAGTTCCAGCAGTGGCACCCTTAATAAGGTCTTCAAGAATCTCACGATCAATCTCAAGAGCAATTTGCTCAGAGAGAATGCTTGTAAGCTCAACTTCTGCATCAAGGTTATGATAAGCGTTGAGGTCTTGACCCAATTCTGGAGTCCACTTAGCCTTGAGCTTCTTTGTCTGAGCAGTAACCGCAACAGAATCAACCTTGATGTCGATTTCTGGGATTTCTGCCTGATCTTCAAGTTCCCAAGTGCTTGTACCAACAACTGCGCCCGGATTTCCGAATGTCGAATTAGTGAAGTTATCATCAATTGCGAATCCAAGAGCGGTGTCAGAACCTGTAATGTTGTTTACCATCTGCGCTGCGTTTTCAGCAACACCCGCAAGAGAAACTGTTGCTCCAGCGGAAGCCGTAGAAGCAAAAACAAGTTTAAGCTTAAACGTAGATACAGATGGATCACTTCCAGCAGAACCAGAAGCAACTTCAGTTAGTCTTCTAACTAAATCACAAGTAGTCTTCTTTGTTGTTGTGTTAAGAGAAACGAGATTGTTAACATCAAGTTGAGCAAACTGAGAAGAACCTGTGATCTCAATAATGACAACGGCTTTGTCTTGAAGGTCAGCATCGTAACGAGCCAACTTATTAAGCTTGTCTTGGTTTGCTGCGCTGAGTGGGTGATCTCCCTCTCCTGCTGTAGCTCCAACGGTACCAGAAGCAACAAGGAACATACCGTCGCTTGTTCCATCAGCTTCGAGTTCGATTGTTGCAGATGCTGTTGGGCTAGAATAGCCATTGTTGAGACCGTATGGTCCTTTTTCTTGGTTGAGGAGACCATATGTATTGTCTCTGCCATCCAAGTCAACACCTCCGGTCAACTGTTGCCCAACAACTCCACCACCGTAAAGTGAATCTCCATTAACATTACCAAGTCTTTGAGCTGGTGCTCCGTAGGTGAAGTCAAGGAAGAAGATGAGTCCCGATGGGAGGCTCATTGGTTGAACGCTCACAAGGTCGTTAGCGATCAAGTTACCGAATACACGGCGAACGATTGGGAATGCAACTGATGCAAAACCCTCAACATCTCCACCTGCCATGGATGACGCTGCTTCACGAAGTAGTTCTTTTGCTTGGTTTTCAAGCAAACGAGCCATTCCGTCTTTTTTCTGGTCACTGTCAATACCCTCTAAAAGTCCGGTTTTTTCCCACTTGTTGAGTAGGGCTGCACCTTCTTTTTGGAGGTCACGATTAACAATGCCTTCTGTTAATTTATCTAAAACTGACATAGTTTTATTTCTCCTTTAAAGTTAGTTTAATCCGGCTAATCTACGCATTCTATTGATACGTGGATCAACAGGTTGTTTAGCCTCTTTAGTTTGTGGTAATAAAGTAGATTTCCTACTAACCGCCTCGCTTAGTGTTTTCGGGGACTCTTTTTGAGCACCACTCACCGTGCTTTGAAGGGTTTCAAAGATTACCTTTGCTTCTTCAACAGTTTTCGCATTTGAGATAGCTTCGACAACTTTATCTTTTTGTCGCCCATTCAACGAGTCGCTAGTTAATGCTTCGTTTGTGTAAAGTAGCTTTGCGTTCTGAACTGAGGTTTCGTTCAGAGCATTTTTTAATTTGAGAACAACGTCCTCAATGTGTTTGGTGTTGGACTGAAGCGTCTGGAGTTTGTCTTGAAGTTCTCTCTTTTCTACTTCAAGTGCCTCGACAGATTCTTTGAGTTTGTCTAATTCATCACCCATATCATCTTCAGCGTGTGCCTTCAGAGCTTTATACTCTTCGTAAGCATCATCGACTTGGGAGGTTGGCGTTCCTAAGAAGCCAGACTTTTCTGGATGGAGGTCAAGTGTTAGTTTTTCATCCAATTCTTCAGAGGAATCCTCTTTTAGGTCGATCTCTTCATCCTCAAATAAATTAGTTAAATCAATCTCACTGCCCTCTTGAAGGTCCTCGTCATCTTCAAGTTCTTCATCAGAAAATTCGTGGCGATCAGTCATTTCGTCCGGTTCTTCCTCTCCGTTCAGCTCCTGATCAATCATTTGCTCTAGCTCCTGAAAATCAAGCTCGATGATTTCTCCCTCTCCACTAGTTGGTGGGGTAGAGGTGTCGGAAGCTGCCAAGGGCATATCCGAAACTGCGCCTTGTTCTTCCTCGCTGATTACCTCTTCTTGGTTGAGCATGATATCAACCGCTTCCCTAATCTCTTGGGAATATTTCTCAACAATACTTGACTCTGCGCTTTTAATAGCTGCTTCTTTGAGTGCCTTTGCATCGACAATTGCTTGATCTAACATTGATGACATTATATAATCTCCTAATATTTGGTCGCAAATAGACGTTTTGCGTCGTAGTAAATAGTTGTAAAAAAAGCAAAAATACAAAAAAATAATAACTTAGTTTATGAAATCACTAAGTTACCATCTTTATCCCAATAAAGATTGTTGTTATCTTGCAAAAAACCTTCAATAGACACTAGATAAAACTCCATCTCATTGGGTTGCATTTTGTTTGCATTTATTTGATGATAGCACCATTGAATAACGGTGTTAATAAGGAAAGCTTTGGGAGCGAACACGATATTGTCTTCAATACGATAACTGGGATCGTTTTCTTTAAGATATCGAATAATGTCAGTTCTCTCTTTAATTTTCATAACAAAGAAGGTGAGGGCAGAGATCCGCAGATCCCTGCCCTCGGTTATCAAAAAGTATTACTTCTTGAGGAGTGTTTTCAATTCTTCAATCTGAACTTGCTGTGCCTTAACAGCCTCAACAAGAACCGAAGTAAGTCTTGAATAGTCAACCCCCTGTACTCCATCAGATGCTACGTGAACAGCCTTTGGAAGCACAGCTTGAACGTCTTGAGCGATGAAACCGAAGTCTCTTTCACCGGAGTTTTTCCAAGTAAACTCAACACCATTCAAGGACATGATAGTATCAAGAGCAGTGTTCATTGTTTGAACATCTTGCTTTAAACTTTCATCCGAGTAAGTAACGAATGCGGCAGCACGGATCTTATTAATGTTGTTTGACCCCTCTGTAACATCCACAGCGTACTCGCCAGTTGCATCACCACCAAGAGTCAAGATAGTTCCACTGGAAGAGTCTTGGAATTTCAACTGGTTGTCGCCCGGTACGTAACGCATAAACTCATTTGCAGCTGCGCCGTGAACAGTGAACTGCTTTCCACCGCCGTCAGTACCAACAGTGAGGTTATTAACAGCCTGAGTGTTTCCGGAGCCATCGAATGTGATGGAGCTATTGCTTCCGCCGTCAAAGATTGAGTTTCCGCCAACCTTGATTGGTCCACCAAAAGCAGCAACATCGTCAGACTGGTTACCGATTTGGAAGTTTCCGCCCATATCAACGTTGAGGTTCAACTTTGTTCCCTCAATAGCGGCGTTAGATGCAACAGAAGCATTGACAACAGCGTTAGCAGCCAATTGGTCAGCACCAACAGCGTCGTCTGCAATCATTGCTTGTTCAACAGCGTCGTTAGCGATTGTAAGAGCACCACCAGCAGCCACAGTAGCGTCACCAGAAATTGTTACATAAGACGGATCAGTTCCATCAGATTGGAGGAACTGGGCAGCAGAACCTTTTGCAAGAAGTGAAGGGTCACCAGATGAATCACCTACGATGATAGAACCTCTAGTGATACCTGCCATCTTAGCAAGAGTAACACCATTGTCCTTGAGGCGGAGAGCATCAGAGTTAAGCTCAATACCAGTGTCGTCAACTTGAACAGCAAGAACACCAGAAGAAGCAGCAAGACCATCACCTGCCATAAAAGTAGAAATATCATCAACGCTTTCAAGTTGGTGGGTAGACCCATTAGAATCAAGCATTAAGAACTTGTCACCAGAGGCGACTGCAACATCACTGTATTCGGAGATGTCGAGTTTAAGGCTTGAAATACTGTTAACCCCTCCGGCATAGGTAAGACCATCGCCAGCAATGGATCCGGAAATCCCAAGCTTATCGGAGCTGAGTACTACAGAACCAGAAGCCTGAACGGCAAGAACACCAGAAGAAGCAGCAAGACCATCACCTGCAACAGCAGTCATAAGGTCTGCAACAGATTCAGTCTTAGCATCGCCAGTTGCGCCGCCATCGAGAAACATGAAGTGGTCATCGCCGACAGCCACATCAGCAGCAGCAAGAAGTCCCGGCGCATCTTTCATAAGATTGTCAACGCCGATCTTCTTAAGGGTTCCACCGTCAGAGATCATCATCTCATCGGCAGCAGCAAGTCCGTCAGAAGCTAATTCTGTTTGACCAGAAATAACATTGTCGTTGAGCATTCCGCTTTCAACAGCATCAGCTTGGATGGTGACAGCACCACCTGCTGCGACTGCGACATCGCCGGAGACATTTCCGAAGATAGCGTCTTCGAGGTCAGAGAACGTGATAGACTTGATGTTGTTAGAATCATCAACATCTCCAGCATAAAGCAAGTCACCTTGAGCAAGGTCACTTAAAGAAGAAGCCAAAGATCCACCATCAAGCTTGTCCATATCGATTGCAGCATTGGAAGCAATAGAGGCATTGACAACAGCGTTAGCAGCTAATTGATCAGCTCCAACAGCGTCATCAGCAATCATTGCTTGCTCAACAGCGTCATTAGCAATTGTCAAAGCACCGCCAGCAGCGATTGCGGCATCGCCGGAGACATTCCCGAAGATAGCGTCTTCAAGATCGGAGAAGGTAATTTTCTTCTCAGTTCCATTGTCAGAGAACAAGAAGTGGTCTTGTGTCTGGTGAAGGCTTGAGCCAGCAGTAAACGCATCAATGTCTACAGCTTTAGCGAGGTCGGTAACAGTACCACCCTCGTTTTGAAGGTAAAGTCTAGCAGATCCAACAGCACCAGAGGCGAAGAGATAAATCCCTCCGTTTGGGGCAGCAGCATCGGCAGATCCAGAATTATTCTGGAGAGAAACAAATTTTCCGTATTGAGATACAGTAAATGCAGCCATATGTAAATCCTCCCATAGATTTATTATTAAATTTTAGATTAAGTTAAAGAAAAAGCGCCAGAAGGCGCTTGAAGCACGAGATTGTGCTCACATATAAATAGTTTTGAAAGTGAGATTTGTGACTTGATAAAATTACTTATTCAAGTATTTTGTCATAATCACAGGAAAGGATTGATAAAAAATATTAGTGTTGACCATCACTATATCTAGAAACACTAATTCCAGATCCAGTTAAAGCGTACATATCTTCGGCAGGAATATGAGTAAGTTCAGCATATACAGCAAATGATCCTGCGTTAACGGCACCTGCGGCGGGTCCCGAAACTAATCCACCAATAGGTGCTGCTGTAATGTACAACTCTTTACACTTAAGATATGCGTCAAAAGAGCCTGTTGTAGGATTGTTGCTGGTAATTGCTGCTGGTATAACATAATAGTGTATACCGTTAATCGCCGCTGGGGCAGTTGCTTTTGGGACAAAATAAACTGCTAACTCACTAGCTGTGCAATTATTAATAACCTTAACGTATTTAGTTACATTTGGAAACTCAACTTTGTATTCGTTTCTTGAAGCAAAAGCAGCAGACCCCTCTGCTTCAATAATTGAGCCTGTTAAGTAAGGCTTTCCCGAAACTTGATATGCTGCTGAGTTTCCTAGCCCGCTTGCTCTTGGATTGTATAACGACATTTTATTTTCTCCTAGTCTCTATATTTAGCATTGTATTCTCTTTGGAGCCTTTTTAAAACTCTGTTGCGCTCTTTTTTCTTTCTGCGGCGCTTGTCTGTTGGCTTCTCAAAGAACATGTGTTTTTCTCGCCACTCATCAAGGACACCTTCCTTTTTGACTTTTTTAATAAACCTCTTGATCATTCTCTCAGGAGATTCATTTTTTCTTGGTGTAACTTCTACGTTAACCGGCTTGGCTCTCTTTCTCATTGGTTTCCTATTTTAGCAACTGTTTCCATATTTTTGCCCCATCCAAAAAGCCAGAAATATCAACACCCTCATCATCAGGGGCAACCCCCTCAAGGGCAGATGAAGGTCCAGATGGCGCGGATGGGTTGCCTGCTTTACTAATTGGGGTTGTTCCTTCGAAAAGATCTACACCGCCAAAAGAATCTTTGCCAATCGCATCAAGCATTTTCTTTCTTGTCTCGGCTAGTTTTTGTTTCTGCTTCTCTGCTGCCTGTACACTGGCTTGGTGTGCGGAGCTTTGTTCGGGGGTGTTCAGCTTTTGTTCTGCTTGGATTACGCCCACTGCTTTTACGACTTCAGAAATAACGCCCTTAAGGACACCCTCCTCAACGAGAACCTCCTTGACACCTTCTTTAATCATTTCTTTAAATTCGCTCTTTTTCATTCTAGTCCTTTACAATATCATTTAAAAGTCTATTGATCTTGTCCGCCTTGGTCCACATGTTTGGTTCTTTATTTTCTTTCATCATAAAAGCGCCAGTTGTGGATGGCTCAGAAACCATGTCAAAGCAAATCAACTGAAAATCATCATTCACTCTTGCGGCTCCATTATTCTCATCAACGGTTCCCAAACCACGGGAGGAGATGCCCACTTGACATCCTCCTTCAACAAGCGCTCGAAGTGTTTTTCCTGCTGGTGTCTCAAGTACTTTAATCTTGCCCATAACATCTTTGCCCTCAAACCACACCGCTGTAACAATGTGGGAGGCATTAGCAAGATTAACGATAGAAGATTCTGGATGGTCTAGTTCTCCTAGTGCTCTTTTTTCCTTGACAAGTTTCTTGTAGTTCTCTACTTCTCTCTCTAAAACTCG